TTCCTGATGTACCACTTGTTCCTGAAGAACCAGATGTTCCACTAGTTCCTGAAGTACCACTTGTTCCTGAAGAACCAGATGTTCCTGATGTTCCACTTGTACCCGAAGTACCATTAGTTCCTGATGTTCCACTTGTTCCTGAAGAACCAGATGTTCCACTTGTACCTGAAGAACCACTAGTTCCTGATGTACCGCTAGTTCCTGAAGACCCACTAGTTCCTGATGTTCCACTTGTACCCGAAGTACCATTAGTCCCCGATGTTCCACTTGTTCCTGAAGAACCAGATGTTCCACTAGTTCCTGATGTTCCACTTGTACCTGAAGAACCACTAGTTCCTGATGTACCGCTAGTCCCTGAAGACCCACTAGTTCCCGATGTTCCACTTGTTCCTGAAGAACCTGATGTACCACTTGTTCCTGATGTTCCACTTGTACCTGAAGAACCAGATGTTCCTGAGGTACCACTAGTGCCAGACGTACCATTAGTTCCTGATGTACCACTTGTACCTGAAGAACCACTAGTTCCTGAGGTTCCACTTGTTCCTGAAGAACCAGATGTTCCTGAAGTACCACTACTACCAGACGTACCATTAGTTCCTGAAGTACCGTTAGTTCCTGAGGTTCCACTTGTTCCTGAAGAACCAGATGTACCACTAGTTCCTGAAGAACCAGATGTTCCTGCTTGTCCACCTAAAATTATAGCAAACTCAGTATTATCAGAAATAGACCCTGAGCCTGAAGAAGCAATCTGTAATACGTCATAGTTTTCGAATCCCCCTACTGAAGGTAGTACTTGAGTTATTCGTAATACTTTGAAAATTGAAGAATTATTAACACTAACAATTTTTAATATTGTTCCAACAGTTAATAGGTTTAATAAAGTAACAAAAGACACCTGTGGGTCAAAAGCAGTATCGTCTATTGCAATAGAAGTAGTTGTTGCTCCAAAGTCTTCCCCACTATCTAATGAAAAATAAGTTAATCCTGGATCGACATTAGTGTCGGTGTTTCCTGTGAACCTCCATATTGCAAGGTTTCCTTCAAGTCCACTACTTCCACTAGTACCTGAACTACCACTTGTTCCTGAACTACCACTAGTACCTGAAGTACCACTAGTACCTGAAGTACCACTAGTACCTGAAGTACCACTAGTACCTGATGTACCATTTGTACCTGAAGTACCACTTGTTCCTGAAGTACCACTAGTTCCTGAAGTACCAGATGTACCTGAAGTACCACTAGTTCCTGAGGTTCCACTAGTTCCCGAAGTACCGCTGGTACCTGATGTTCCTGATGTACCACTAGAACCTGATGTACCACTAGTACCTGAAGTGCCAGATGTTCCTGAAGTTCCACTTGTACCTGAAGTACCTGATGTTCCGCTAGTTCCTGATGTTCCTGAAGTTCCGCTAGTTCCAGATGTACCACTTGTTCCTGAAGTACCATCCAAAGAAGTTCTTAGAATCGCTAAAATCATCGGCTCATTGTCCACAAAAGTATGGTCATATGAGTCCAAAGTTACTGGAATTGACCAATATTGTGAAGTTGCCTCAGTTGGTGTACCCGATACTGTCCATATTTGATTTTGAGATGTAAGAGTTTGATTTTGAAGAGTAATTTTATTACCTATTTGAAGTAAATTTAGAATTATACCAATATCATCTCCATCAGTATCAATATGATTCACATATATAATTGTCGATCCTGATTGTGTTGCATTATTCCATTGAATAAATCCTATCGCGGGTTGTCCGTCTTGAGTATCGGTATCTGCTTGATATTCAAAAATAGAAGTCGCTCCACCGTTAACACCACTACTTCCTGATGTACCAGATGTTCCACTAGTTCCTGATGTACCAGATGTTCCACTTGTACCTGAAGTTCCGCTTGTACCTGAAGTTCCGCTTGTGCCTGATGTACCACTAGTTCCTGATGTACCTGAAGTACCACTAGTTCCTGATGTACCTGAAGTACCACTAGTTCCTGATGTACCACTTGTTCCTGATGTACCACTAGTTCCTGATGTACCACTAGTTCCTGATGTACCACTAGTTCCTGATGTACCACTAGTTCCTGATGTACCTGAAGTACCACTAGTTCCTGATGTACCACTTGTTCCTGATGTACCACTAGTTCCTGATGTACCACTAGTTCCTGATGTACCACTAGTTCCTGATGTACCACTAGTTCCTGATGTACCATTAGTTCCTGATGTTCCGCTAGTTCCCGATGTTCCGCTAGTTCCTGATGTACCTGATGTACCTGATGTACCGCTAGTTCCTGATGTTCCTGATGTACCGCTAGTTCCACTAGTTCCTGATGTACCACTAGTTCCTGATGTACCACTTGTACCTGAAGTACCACTAGTTCCTGATGTACCACTTGTACCTGAAGTACCACTAGTTCCTGATGTACCACTTGTCCCATTTGTACCACTAGTACCTGAAGTACCACTAGTACCTGAAGTACCACTTGTTCCCGAAGTACCACTAGTTCCTGAAGTACCACTTATTCCCGAAGTTCCTGATGTACCGCTAGTTCCTGATGTACCACTAGTTCCTGATGTACCACTTGTTCCTGATGTACCACTAGTTCCTGATGTACCACTTGTTCCTGATGTACCACTTGTCCCATTTATACCACTAGTACCTGAAGTACCACTTGTTCCCGAAGTACCACTAGTACCTGAAGTACCACTAGTACCTGAAGTACCACTTGTACCACTAGTTCCCGAAGTTCCACTAGTTCCCGAAGTTCCACTAGTTCCCGAAGTTCCACTAGTTCCCGAAGTTCCACTAATTCCCGAAGTTCCACTAGTTCCTGATGTACCACTAGTTCCTGAGGTACCACTAGTACCTGATGTACCTGAGGTACCACTAGTCCCTGACGTACCATTTATACCTGAGGTACCTGAAGTACCACTTGTACCACTAGTTCCTGAGGTACCACTAGTACCTGATGTTCCGTTAGTTCCTGATGTTCCGCTAGTTCCTGAAGTACCACTTGTTCCTGATGTACCACTTGTTCCTGAAGTACCACTAGTTCCTGAGGTACCACTAGTACCTGATGTTCCGCTAGTTCCTGATGTTCCGCTAGTTCCTGAAGTACCACTTGTTCCTGATGTACCACTTGTTCCTGAAGTACCACTTGTTCCTGAAGTACCACTTGTTCCTGAAGTACCACTTGTTCCTGATGTTCCGCTAGTTCCCGAAGTTCCACTAGTTCCCGAAGTTCCACTAGTTCCTGATGTACCACTTGAACCAGATGTACCACTTGAACCAGATGTACCACTTGTTCCTGATGTACCGCTAGTTCCTGACGTTCCTGAAGTTCCACTTGAACCAGAGGCTCCACTAGTTCCTGAGGTACCATTTACACCCGAAAGACCTGATGTACCGTTAGTACCTGATATACCACTAGTTCCTGAAGTACCACTTGTACCTGAAGTACCACTTGTACCTGAAGTACCAGATGTACCAGATGTACCAGATGTTCCACTAGTTCCTGATGTACCTGATGTACCACTTGTACCTGAAGTTCCGCTTGTACCTGAAGTTCCGCTTGTACCTGAAGTTCCGCTTGTGCCTGATGTACCACTAGTTCCTGATGTACCTGATGTACCGCTAGTTCCTGAGGTTCCGCTAGTTCCAGATGTACCACTTGTTCCTGAAGTACCATTGGTTCCTGATGTACCACTTGTTCCCGAAGTACCACTAGTTCCTGAAGTACCACTTGTTCCCGAAGTACCACTAGTTCCTGAAGTACCACTTGTTCCTGAAGTACCACTTGTTCCTGAAGTACCACTTGTACCTGATGTTCCACTTGTACCTGATGTTCCACTAGTTCCTGATGTACCTGATGTTCCGCTAGTTCCTGAAGTTCCGCTTGTACCTGAAGTTCCACTAGTACCTGATGTACCTGATGTACCTGATGTACCACTAGTACCTGAAGTACCAGATGTACCTGAAGTTCCACTTGTTCCTGAAGTACCATTGGTTCCTGATGTTCCTGAGGTACCAGATGTACCGCTAGTTCCTGATGTTCCTGATGTACCGCTAGTTCCTGAAGTTCCAGATGTTCCACTTGTTCCTGAGGTTCCTGAAGTACCACTAGTTCCTGATGTTCCGCTAGTTCCTGAAGTACCACTAGTACCTGATGTACCACTAGTTCCTGATGTACCACTAGTTCCTGAGGTTCCTGATGTACCTGATGTTCCGCTAGTTCCTGATGTTCCGCTAGTTCCTGAAGTGCCACTAGTACCTGATGTACCACTAGTTCCTGAGGTTCCTGATGTACCTGATGTTCCGCTAGTTCCTGATGTTCCTGATGTTCCACTAGTTCCTGAAGTACCACTAGTACCTGAAGTACCACTAGTACCTGATGTACCACTAGTTCCTGATGTACCTGATGTACCACTAGTTCCTGATGTACCTGATGTTCCAGATGTTCCGCTAGTACCTGATGTACCACTAGTTCCTGATGTACCACTAGTTCCTGATGTACCACTAGTTCCTGATGTACCACTAGTACCTGATGTACCACTAGTACCTGAAGTTCCACTTGTTCCCGAAGTACCACTAGTACCTGAAGTACCACTAGTACCTGATGTTCCTGAGGTACCAGATGTACCACTAGTTCCTGATGTACCACTTGAACCAGATGTACCACTTGTTCCTGATTGTCCAATAACTATCACGATAAACTCAGAATTGTCAGCAATAAACCCTGACCCTCCTGATGCTACCTGTTGAACACTAAAATCTTCGAAACTACCTACTAAAGGTGTAACACCCGTAATTCGTAAAAGTTTGAAAAATGTTGGATCGTCAACTTTAACAATTTTTAATATTGTTCCAATCGTTAATCCATTAAGTATTGTTCCAAAAGATACTTGAGGACTATAAGCAGTATCATTTATTGCAATAGATGTAGTAGTAGCACCGAAGTCATCTCCACTGTCTAATGAAAAATAAGTTAGTCCAGGATTGATAGAAGTATCAGTATTCCCTGTGAATCTCCATGCCGCAAGGTTTCCTTCTAATCCACTAGTTCCGTCAGTTCCTGATGTACCACTCGATCCAGATGTACCACTCGATCCAGATGTACCACTAGTTCCTGATGTTCCACTAGTACCTGATGTACCGTCTGTACCTGATGTACCATTAGTCCCTGATGTGCCATTAGTTCCTGATGTTCCGCTAGTTCCCGATGTTCCACTAGATCCCGAAGAACCTGAGGTTCCACTAGTACCTGATGTACCGTCTGTACCTGAAGAACCATCTGTACCTGATGTACCATTAGTCCCTGATGTACCGTCTGTACCTGAAGAACCGCTAGTTCCCGAAGAACCGTTTGTACCTGAGGTACCACTAGTTCCCGAAGAACCGTTTGTACCTGAGGTACCACTAGTTCCTGAAGTTCCATTGATACCAGAGGTGCCTGAGGTACCTCCTGTTATGCTAGCCGTAAAGGACGAAAAAGCTATTTGACCCGAGGTCCCCGAGGTACCTCCAGTATAGTCCGTAACTATATATATCCTATCGTCTGGAGCTGCCGATAGAACTATAGGTAAATCAGTTATTCTAGTGTTTGACATAAACTATAAATATATTTTTTGTTTTTTTATTTAATTTTTTTAATAACAATTTTATGATGGCGGAATTTCTTCTTGTACTATTAATGGATTTCCATCTTGTGTTATAATATCTATTCCGTCCTGAGTAATAATTTGAACCTCAAAGATTAGAGGTGTACTACTTGGTGTTGGAGTATTTGTTAGTGTTGGAGTATTTGTAGGAGTTTGAGTTGGAGTTTCTGTATTAGTAGGTGTTATTGTTGGCGTTACGGTATGAGTAGGAGTAATTGACGGAGTCGGTGTAACAGTTGGAGTTTGTGTTGGTGTTGGAGTAGTGCATTGTATGTTGACCACCACTCCATCAAGCATGTCATTTCTTGTTACTGCCGAGTAATAAATGTCATTATCAACAAAAACATTAAATGGTCCTAAGGCGTTAGAATTAGCCGTTAATCTAACAATATACGTTGTACATCCAGTTACTGAAATTTGCTGTTCAATTTGATTATCGCAACCTGGTGCAATATTCGTAACTAAAATAGAATAAGTAGTCATTCAATGGTTTTATTAAATAAATACCACGAGACTTCTATTTGATTTCTAAACTTTGTAAAAATGAATTATGATTGTTTTTTTGATAAAAAAATTACTCTAAAATTATCTCCATATTAACAACGCAAGACGCTAATTCTATGGTGATTTGGAACGCACAACCAAAGGTACAAGTTAATATTTTAATTACTTCACAATTATTACCATCAACTAATCGAAGCATAATTTCAGGTGCAGTTGAAAAAATAGATGGTATGACCGTGTTGTACTCCACAACAGGTGGAACGGGTCCTGAAGAAATTGTACCTATTAATGTTTGATTATTTCCATATATATCCGAAATATATACAGTAACCGGAAAAGTACCACCTGAAATTTCTGTAATTCTTATCTGTGTCATGATAAACAAATTATATTATATCCAATTACTAAATCGATTACAATTTCCTCTCCTTCCAAAGAAGTATTATTTCTACTTGTTTCGATAGTTATTTGATTATTTAGTTGGTCGATTATAACATTCCCAACGCCAGGTATTCCTAATAATAAAGTACGAATTGTGTCATACCATTGATTATCTGTTGGAACTTGGACTAATGAAGTTGATGTAAAGAAATTTTGTGATGCAACTATCCCTGATGGATTCACAGAAACTTTGGCCGTAAACGTCGCACTTATTAAATCACAACTTGTATTTCCTGAGGTTAAATCAAAAAATCCTTCATTTAACATTTGTAGTAATCCAAATTTGGTTGGAGATTGAATGTTGAATACTTCAGCTCCCATAACATAAGTCTGATAGGAGACCGAATTGGTGTTACAATTTATAGTTGTATTTCTTGTTAATGAACAACCATTTGCATCTACCACGGTCAAAGAATAGGTACCCGCAGTCAATCCACTAACTTGGATTTGTTGTGGTTCATTTGGTATATTGTCCGACCAATTAAAGATGAACGGAGGCTCACCTGAAGTAATAAATGCAGTAATCTTTCCACTTGACCCACTACCACAAGAAGTACTATATAAAGAATAGTTTAAGGGTTGACTACTCGGGACTAATATATTTCTTGTTTGTACACATCCATCCGCATCAGTGACAGTAACAACATGAGTTCCTGATGATAAGTTATTAAACGTTACCGCAGTTAAGTTTGTATCAATTACGTTCTGTATTCCATCAACAGAATAATCCAAAGGCAAAGTTCCTCCCGTTGTTGTTAGAATTGTAACCGAACCATTATTTTGATTACAACTTGTCCCTGCAACTTGTGTTGAAATTGTAAATTTGTTTTGAGCGACTAAAGTTACTTCCTGTAAATAAGAACAACCACTATTATCGGATACACCTACAGTATATGTTCCTCCACTTAGATTTCTAAAAATTTGAGTACCCTGAGAATTACTTATATTCAACTGATTACCCGTTGGGCTAATCAAAGTATACGTGTATGGCACAGTTCCCCCAACAACATTTATAGTAATCGAACCGTTATTACTTGAACAAGTAGAATTTTGTCCTTGAACTGAAACACTTGTAATTCCGCCAGGTGTTTCGAGTGTGGTACCCGCGGTCATCTGACATAAACCCGCATCTGTCACTAAGAAATTATATTGTCCTGCTGAAAGTCCTGAAATTGAAAACGTTCTTGAATATGATACTAAGACATCACCTGTAGATGCCGAATAATAAAAAGGCTCAGTACCACCAGTGATGGTCATGTTAATAACTCCATTCGATTGAAGACAAGTTGGAGGTGTTGAGGTAAATAACCCAAGTCCAACTGGACTAACATTAGTTATTGTTGCAGATTTTGATAAAGTACATCCATATGCGTCTTTAACTTCAACAGAATATGAACCCGCAGTTAACCCTGTAATTGTACTACCCGTCAACCCATTACTCCAAAGATAAGTATAAGGAGACAGACCCGTTTGACCAGTTACAAAAATTTTCCCTATCGGTGTTCCTCCACAACTTGAATTTGGTACCACATATAAACCAAAATCCAAAGGTTCCGATTCTTGAACTATAAATGTCTGAGTAAATGCCGTACACCCTCCAAGGTCAGTTACTTCCAAATAATATGTTCCAGCACTTAGTTCACCAAAAACAACCGTATCTGTATTTGTAGTTGCTGAAGTAAGATAGTTGTTATTTACATCATACAACGAATAATTGGTTGATGAATATAATGAAGTTGATGTACCAGTAACCGACCCATTGTTATCTCCACAAGTAGTATTTTGTACCGCAACTATAGACCCGCAAACTCCACTTGAAATCGGAATGTTTATTAAAAATTCACTATTAACAGGTAAAGTACTGTCATTAACTCTTAATTGATAAACATTACTTGCTAAACCAACTAAAGAGGCAGGTTGTGCTACTATAGTTTGAGACGCATAAGACGGACTGATAAACTCTACGGTATATGGAGGTGTTCCTGCACTAACAAAAAGATTAAAAGCTCCCGAATTATTATTGGAGCAATCACCTGTTACTGTTATGTTATAATTTAATACCGCCATTAGTTAATAGTACAATTTATACTTATATTTATCCCCGAATTCAAGGAAAGTGTCTCGTTAATATTTCTCTCCGTACAAGTTAGACTTGTAATTGTTAACAAATTACCATTTAAGAAATATGTAAATCCATAGTCATATAGTTGTGGAAGATATTGTATTAAAGCATTTCTCCACATTGTATTCGTTGGTACATCCGTTAGTCCATACCCAACATAATATAATTCTTTGATTATTATATCACCACCGATTCTTAAGTCAACATACCAATTACTTTCAACTGAATTTTGGATACAATCATTTAATGTCAGTCCACTCTGTGTCAACATATTGTTAACCCTATTAGATAATATACTACTGAAATTACTTACATCCACATCACCATTCAACCAAGGGAATATGTTAAAGTCAGTATATTCAGTTGTGCATGTATAATCAAAAATACTAGATATGATGAAACAAGGGTCGACAGGAACAGGAATAAATTGACATCCTCTTTGTCTTCTATAAACAAACTTCTGTCTTTGAAATATTGAATTTTCCATTCTAACTCCCGTATTCCATATTGTTGTCGCAGGAATCATTTGTTCCACTAACTTCATCCAAAAAGGGCCAATACCATTTACATAATCAATTAATTTTTGATAGGTATATTTGTTATTAGGTAACCCAACAGTACTTTCAGATTCAATATACTTCCAAAAGATTGATTGTAAGGTAGGATATCCTCCTGTTTTACCATCCGTGATATATTGACGGTTTCTAACATTAATCATGTTCTCCCAAAAAGTTTGAGAGAATTCAAAAAACGTTTTCTTTTTTGGTTCTGGGTTTATAAATGTAGAATCAACTCCGCCAGGTACAGGATATCCAACTGTTAGTCCTGATTCAGGAATCGGATAGTCATATCTTCTTGATTGAGTCCAAACATCATATACTAAACCTTGCGCTGGATTTAAGAAAAGGTCAACGTTTTTAACATTCAAAACTAACTTTTCATCATCAACAAAATAATATGCATTGTAATCTGCACTTGTTGAAACTCTAATTCTATCATCTTCCTCTAACCAAGACTTATTGTTATCAACCACTTTTCTAAGTTTGAACCCTTCCGTCATATATGGGAAGTCTCTGAATCTATTTAGATAAAGTTGCCCATAACTAAATGGCGTTAATTGTGTTTGAATATTGAAATTTTGTCCCGTAAATACCTGACCTGTGATAGTGACTTCATCAGGACTTCTATGTGATGGAGTTGATTCATACCATCCAGCTCCTAACTGAAAGAAATAACTCTCAGTATTAACAGGTGCCTTTGGAAATCCTTCCAAATCTACAGGATAATCATCCAATCTTGTTGTTACATCTTGATATGTGTTTGTGGAAGTAAACGCACTAAAAGTCTGACCTTTTATTTTATACGTCGATCCAGGAATAAAACCTGGAGTACTCTCAACATATGTTCCTCCTGAAATTGCCGCCCATTGAACACCAAATTGGTCCATATTTATTTTTTGGTCCGCCAAATAAATGTGTTCATTAAACTCTATCAATGAATCAGGTGCTCCGATTAATCTTAACATGAATTCAACAGACCTTCTTGTCCCTTTTGATTTGAACAAATAAGATGCATTCAAAATTAAATTACGATAAAACGCGTAGTTTAATTCAGTTGGTGTTAAGGCTCTAGCGTATCCAGGATATGTTGGAGTCGAAGTATTTCCGAACACCGAACTTAGAAAGTTTTCATTTGTTATTGGTGAAAAGTTTGAACTCCATCCAAGTGTTTGTGCCAAGTTAACTAAAAGTTGTGATGGTATATCATTTGAAGGATTGTAACTAACTGAATTCATATAAGCTAATGCATCTATGAACTGTTTGATTTGGTCAAAACTTCTTCCGTAAATTTGAAATATCTTCTCAACCTTACGTCCAAGTGTATCGAATTCTTTAAGGGAATCCGAAACCAAAAATCTTGAAATCAAATTGGTTTTGAATGAATCCAAATTAATCGCAATCGCTTCAAGTTGGGTTAAATAGTTTTCAAATAAAAATGATTTAATATCTAAATTCCAAGTTCCTTCTTTAGGCCATGTAACTTGTTGATAATCTGTAAAAAATTGTCCCGCCTCATTCTGTTGTGGAACTTGAAATATTGCAGTATATTCAGGTCTGATAAGTCTGTTCAATAGAAATTTTTGTACCTCATCGAAATCTTCTGCAAATATTCTGTCAACAACAAAATCATTTGGTCTTACTTGAAATCCCTCATTAGTTGTAGTCGCAGTTGTACCAAATGGTGCACCTGACACAATAAATTCAATAAATCCTGTTGATAATGTTTGTGATGGAGTGAATGAAATTACATTAAATATATTATCATTAATCGCAATACAATAATCTAAGTATGTATTATATAAATTTCTATATGGAGAAACCGTAATCTCCCTTACTGATAAGTTTGTCGCAGCACTTAATGAATAATCAATATCAAATGGGTTATTGATTCTGCTAGTGTTTATTCTAAATGTAGTTTCATTTAATGTTGAATCGTAAACTATATTAGTCGCTGTCGCACCGGTAACGAAATCCTCATTATTGAATTGTATATCTAAAGATGCTGGAAATCTATGAATAATTTCGGTAATTGAGACTTGAAATCGCTTACTTAATGACCCATACATTGAGAAGTTCAGAACCTGTGACACATCATAGTTCGGATATACTCTGAACTGTGTCGCCATTATTCGTCTACTCTCAGTTAAATCACTAATGTTCAATCCCTCCAAACTTATCGGTTCAGAGAATGCCCCAACATTAAAATCTCTAGTTACTCTTTCTGTAACCGAAGTTGTGAACTCAAAGTTACCTTGCGTAAGTCCTCCTCCTTCAACTGTTTGTAATCCTACAATATTGTCAGAGAAGGTTGCAGCACCACTACCTGGCCGTGGTGGGTAAAAAAATTTGGTAGTCCTTTGAGTCGTAGCCATTAACTAGTTATATTTGTAAAGTTTTTACTGAAATCGATATTATTACCTCTACTTTGTCTAACCTCATAAAGAAGAGCATTAAATTGGTCTCTAATTTCGTATAGGTTGTATTGTCTGTATATGTTATCGTTAGAGTCGTAGATAGTGTAGATACCATCATCAATAGACTTGGTTTGATTACCATATAGAGCAATAGCAAGAGAAGAAATATCGTACTCAACCATTTCAATCTCAATAGATACTGGATTGAAGAAGGTATTAGAAATAATAATATCTTGGTCAGGCTGTCCGATGTACGGAGTTGCGTTTGGTTTGTTTGTTGGCGATGAAGATGGTGAAAGAGTTAGGAATATCAAATTTGAGTTTCCTTCAACATATCTATATCTAATTGCCTTTTGCGTTGTATTAACTTCATTTGTCACAACAGGTTCACAGAAAAAACTTGATGTTACAACTCTGAAGAAATTAGGAATTTTTGACCCATCAGCATTTAGATATTCAACTCTGAATCCAACCAATCCTTGTGGAACAAATTTGTTTTGATATTGTGTTGGTACATCAGAAATGTCAATTATAATACCCTTCACGTTCGGTAATGCACTTAATACACCACAATCACTAATTACCGTTCTAATCTCTGCAGGTCTAATATATAAAGTGTAAATCCCCAACGCGTTGAACTGATTTGCGGGTAATGTTAAATTATAAAGTCCTCCTAAAACTTCAACCCCAGCATTCCCCCCTGTTTCGGAGTTTGCGAAGTAAGGTCTTAATATTGTTTGTGCATCCAACTTTGTTAGGACAAATTGGTCTGTCACATCCCTTGTGGGTGTGTAATTCATAATGATATCAACATCCGCTGGTGAAACATCTGAAGGTCTTATTGTACCGTATGAGCCGATTGCCATATTCTCTTATTTAATTTATAAATACTTTATTTCCTTTTTTCAATTAATTCTTTCTTTATTAACTACGTTGAAAAATCCATATCCATAGTTAATCATATCTCCCAAGTTATCCACTTCACCTAACCTCATCACTCTTTCATAAGCACTATTCTTCCCTCTTTCCACGAATACGTTGGTTTGTATTTGAGCTTGGTCAATTACTTTGAGTAAAACCTCATCTTTAGTGATAGGTTGCGCGGTCAAATTATTTGATGTTAATCCCGATGATTCTTGGAAGAATATTGTGGTTCCATCATTGTAATCATAGTAATGAACACCAGTAATTGTATAGGCAGTAAATACAGGATTTATATCTGATATTGCCCCCCATATTTGTCCATAACTAATTACAGGTACACCAACTTGAAATTTAGGACTACCATACAATGCCAATTCATTAACTCTAGATTTTGTATTTCCTGAAACCATGAATGGAATTGTAACATAGTTATTAGATGTCTGAGCCGAAACTACGTTCACAGCGTCTCCCGAAAAAATGTAATCGTAAGATACAGGTGTCCCAATCCAATTTCCTGTGGATGGTGCAAAAAATGCTTCCCCCTGTGGATTAAAAACTACAACATCGGTAAATGGAACATTGATTGTTTTTGATACCTTCGTTATACCCCAAGGATTAGTTTGCTCCAAAGTTATAGTATATTGTTTGGTCGCGGTTGTATAAGTATGACTTATTGAATTGGGTGCGTAAGTTGTTATGGTTTGTTTCGGGCTTCCATCTCCCCAATCCACTCTATACACCGACAAATCCAAAAACTTTTGAAACTCATCCGAAGTATTGTAAACATTCCATACATATGGATTAGTTGTTGTTGATGAGAATAAAAAGTTTGTTACAACATCTTTTTGTAACACCGCTCCATCAAATGGACTATAATATCCCACATCAACCGCAGTTTGTCTTAGTAGTATAGGCACCGATAAATTAGTAAGTAATGATGTCCCATTAGGTCCTGAACTAACAACTTGTGTCATTGCAGAATAAACACCAACAGGCGTTCCTTGATAATTTACAACAGACAAGTCCTTTGCAACATTCTCAGGTGAAACAATAAATCTATAGGTATCCTGTGACATTATTGTGGTGGATTTACATACTCATACCATTTTATGGGGATATTGGTCCCCACCCTTTGTCCACTAGTATTAAACACTTGGTAAGTCTGTGTTTCATAATCAAGTCTTACTGTGTAATAGAAAAACTGTGTATTATCAAAATAAAACTTGTTATTTTTACTCAAGTTGACTTGAGGCCCGTTAGTGAGATCTATTGGATTTGCCCCTCTACCTGTCATCATTTTTGTAAACTGACCCGTCTTCGCATTAAAAAACTTAGCAGTCATATAAAATGTATTTATGTTAAGGAAATTTCGTTTCTTCAACCAATACACAAAAAACCCTTCCTTATCACCAACATAATCCAAAACAAATTGTGGCTTTCTAATGTTAACCAACGTCCTCTGCATTTGAGTTTCCATAATTAAACCTTGTTGTGTCGGTAATATGATTGTCAAATAATTTGTTTGTTGCTTCTCATCAGGTGTGTCATAAAAATCCAATTTGAAAAACGAGTTAGCGAATACGTTCTCATAATAATATACTTCTTGTGGAGTAAATCCCTCACTTAGATAATCGATTCTCCAATTACTTGAATCATCAAGAGACCCTCCAGAATAAAAGTAAAATTCGTAATTAATTAAGGTATCATTTGTAGTACCTGTTGCAGGTGCGTGTGCGAATCTTGAGACTTCGAAATCTCTTCCTTTACCTATAACATCTCTAATGGCTTTCTCCTCATACTCATCAATAGCCAAATCTAACCCCAAATAATCCCACTTGAGTTCAACAGGAATGTTGATTTGTTTGTCAACAAAGCCAGTTTGTTTAATTACAAATTTATTCGCACTCATCAATTAGTGGTTTAATTGCAAAATCAAATCCATCAAGATTATCATTATAATTTATTCCTTCAGGTATCAATCTGAAAATCACTTGGGTATACGGATATTGTGCCGAATTCAAAAATGGATAATCAACCCCACGACGTAAGTTGTCAATAAACCCATAGGTATAAATATCTCTCCATCTGAACTCTTGGTCTGCCGTGGAGTAAAATGCCCAACTCGGTACATTATCAATTAAACCCAATTCAGCGGTCTCTATATAATCCGAAAAAACTTTCAGAACCATAGTGTTATGTGGCTTATAATAATAACCTGGTGAATTGGTTGAAAAATTATCCGTAGTCTGAAAAACCTGTTGGTTAAACTTTATCTTATGATAATATGGTGATACTACACGTTCTACTTGTTCATAGTCATTCCACTCACAAAAATCACCATCCATGACATCTCCAGGTTTCAAATCTGTGTTGTAATAAAATGTTTTAGTCGCACCATTGGTGAGAGTATATGCCGAAACTGGTATACTTGTGTTTGACCTTTGATTATTTAAGTCCCACCAAGGAGTTGGAGTTTTTGCTAAATTAAATTCCCATCCTTGTTTCAAACCAACCCCATTGAATGATTGATTAAAATATCCTGAATAACCCTTATTAACAATAGTAAGACTTATTTCATTCAGTGGTCTTTTTTGATTATCTAAAAAACCCGCAAAGTCTAAATCATAGTTAGATGTTACATCATATGCATTACTACTAGATTTTTGAGATATTCTTGTAACGTTGTTTGGAGTTATAGAACTATATTCCAATTTTTTTTCTTCCCCAAATACATTTTTTTCAAATCCCGCTTTTGTAATTGCAAGGTCGTTTAAGTTAGTCAACACCTTATATTTTTTTACATAATATTTTGACCTAGTTTCTGTTAAGTTGTCAGGGTTAATTACCCTCCTAAACGTTCCAATCGTGCCATTACTAAATGTGGCTCCTGTAAATCCAATGTTAAATAAATTAAAAACATGTGTACTACTTCCAAACAATCCATTACCAATGGAATATACCTGAAATATATTAGAACCCCTATAAGTTAAAGATAACTCAACGTATTCTCCTGTAGTTAGTCCATGAGGAGCAACACAAACAAATGAAACCAACCCATTACCATTTTGCGTAGTATTCCTGATTGAGAATGGTATTCCACTAGACGCAATCCAATTGACATCATTATTTGTTGTCGAGTAGTATGTTAATTGTCTATTACTATCATTCTCGTACGGGTATGTTAAGTAATACATCCAATTATAAGTGTAGGCACTTTTTGCTTTGTACTGAAAGTGATTGTCCCCCACATTAGGTCTATAAAAATCAAACTCGTAATATTGAGGAAACCCTCTCCATATCCCACTTTGTTTTGAACCTACAGGGTCACTGTAATAAAGGTTGTATTGGAAAGGTAAATAAGTTGTTGTACCAGTATACGTGTTGTCATACAAGTATGTAATCTTGAAGGTAGGTCTGAATATCGTACTAGTCTGTCTCTCATCATCATAAATCTGAGCCAAATTCAAGGTCGAAGTCCTATCATACTCAGTGAGTTCTTGACTCTGCTCCTGAAGCGTTACAGAAAGTTCCTCATCTAAAGATGGGGCTCCCTTATATCTAAGTCCACTCGGTATTATTGTATACTTATTCATCTACAGAATACTTTGTTTTGAATTTATCCAAAGAGGTTTGTCCGACAATAGTTCCAAAATAAAATTGGAATGGTGCCCCAACCACAAATTTTTGTTTCAATGCTCCCGTTGCAATGTATTGGCCATTACCGACTGTACCATTGACATTGAATATATATCCTCGTGCATTCAAATCATTAGATTCTGAATTGTTACTCCAAAAATATGGAGTATCAGATGCATATCTATCTAAAGACTGATATCTCACATTTTGCACAATATCGGAAGATGCTGTCGCCCAGTTATTATTTTGATTACCAAAAATAATATTAGTGTCACTAAGTCTCCACTGATAGAATGGAACCACCTGTGATTTTATACTATAAGGGTATGGATAATAGCCTATGTCATCGGTACCTCTGAAATTTATTCTACCAGGTGCCAGATAATCTTTAGTTTGTAAATCTTCCGTAGTAGACGAAAACCATACTGCAATCGTTGGATTCTTTTCAGTACCTAAAATCTGTGTAGGTGGATTTGTATCACCCGAGAAAGCGTCATAATATTCAGGTGAAAAATTAATATTTCCAATTTCACTATTAATTGACAACAGTTGAGCAAGGTCTCCATCTATTCTTCTTTCAGGTCTCGAAAATAATTGATTAATGGAGTTATCTCCTGCAGGTATTAATTGTTGTAAGAAATTTTCATCAGTAATTCTTGAAATTACAAACAAATTAATCAAATCAGATGTATCTCCATAGCTTGTTGGATTTATGTTAGGTAATATAAATCCTCGAGTTGTAGGGTCAAAAGTTATCTCAGAATAGAAATAATCTTTCATTCCCAAATTTATGATAGTGGTAGGGTATAATAAGTTCAAATCATTAATACCTCCATCTTGTTTGTTTACTATTTTTCCAACAAATTTGTTTGTTATAAAACTGTATGGGCTACTTCTATAATAAAAGTTGTTACTATCCCGATTATAATAAACAACATCTTCACAAAACATAACTTCCCTAACCCGATTTTGTGTGTTGAAAAACGTATTAACTTGTATCGGAAAGAAATATAATGAACCGTTAATCCAATTGTTCATAAATGATTGGGCAAGTACTCCTCTACAAAGACCATAGAAAAATCTGAATCTATATCCCCACTCATTAAAGTTACTTATATCCTTTCCCAAATCTCTTAAAGGTCTTCGTAAGAACATATAACAACCTCTCTCAACCGCATCCTTTGTAGTACACTCTTGATTAACCTCAAAATTACTCCCAAATCCTTGGTAACAATCCAAACCGACCATATTTTCACAATTAAAAGACGATAATACAGTTGTATAGTTGGGTAAACCTTCGGCATCAGCAAAAGGGATTTCAGCACCTAAACTATATGGTGGTAAACCTAATGACGCATCTAATTCTGGAATTTCATAAAAAACAAAATTATTGTTTTGTTGTAACAGAGCAGGATTTGTCTGCCACGAACTTCCATTAAGAGCGTCAGATGATGGTAATCTATCAGTTCTCATCACATTAATAACTTTAGATGAAATTGACATAGGATTAGCCGACAAAGAAGGATAAGCATTCGGTGTATAGTATTCATATCTTACGTCGTTATAGTTGAAAAAAAGCGAAAGTATTTGTGATACTAGACCAGCGATCGAAAGACCAAATAAAACATTCAATAGTAAAATTAACCCTCCAATTCCTCCACTTGCAAAAACAAGTGGAGCCAGAAGTCCAAAAGATGCAGGTGCTAAAATAAGGGGAGCTAATGGTGATATATTAAATCCAGTTATATTTGAAAATATATAAGAAGCTCCAGAAACATCCTCGGATTCATCGTATTTTGCCGCATTTCGATTTATAGAATAAAAATCATTGTTAGTTTTAGTAACCATAGCAGTTACTCCTCCCATATTCTTATCGTTTAATCTATTTATATTAGAGTTCGCATCGATGCTTCCATAGTAACCTACTGTTGAAGTTGTGAATCCCGAAAAATCACTACCAGGTGTAAAAAAATAAGAAGGATAAAACATTCCGTTCTGGTTAAATGGTTGAACAGATATATTAGTTTGATTTAATTTTTGTATTGGGATATTAACTCTTGTTTGAGCGGTAATTACCAAATTAGTATCATCAATATTTTTACCAAATAATGCCCCCAATGAATATTCATTATTATATTTCGGAGAATATGGGTCAACCCCCCTTTGTAAAATAAGAATGAATTGGTCTTCAATGTCAGAAAATGCATCTAATGGACTTATTAAATAATCATTTTCATTTCTCGTATATCCAGCTCCAATTCCGGCGACCTTCCTTTGTTTAGCTAAAATTACTCGTGTTGGAGAGACAATTACATTTGGGAAAGCTTCTAGAGTTTCAATATTCCATATCTTAATAGCATCTGCAACTGTAATAGCAGTAACCACTTGATAATATTCTCTGTCTTGCGGATAAACTTGTCTTGTTATAGTACTACCTGTAGGTAATGTATATAAAACAGTTTGGTCAGTCGTTTGAGTAACAGCATAACTAACATTAATTGAAGTTGCTTGTTGAATTGTTGTTCCAGTAATTCCATTAACAATATTATTTTCAGTTTGAGCAGTAAACAAAAAGTTTTTATCTGTTGTAGTTGCAGGATCCACCGAAGTTAGTAATTGACCTGATTCGTAAAACTGATTGGATAATACTGTTATTGTATTGTCAAAGTGAAATTTACCAAAGTTTGAATCTTTTGCAAAAGTTACTTTTATTTTATTAAGGTTGTCAAAATATGAAGGTCTCGTATTGAATATGTTTATACGTTCTCCAATAGTTAAACTTTCAGAAAAAGCAAAATGTTTTCTTTCATCAGATTCATCTGATAAAAATTTAACTACCGACGATTTTGGTGTTTTGAAAACATTCAAATCTGCAACATCATCATTATTTCCAGCAATTGCCTGTGCAAAAATATCAGACTTTATTTGTACATCATCAGATGGAGTACCATCAGCTCCAAAAATAGACTCTAATCCTTCAATATAATTTGGTGGAAATGAAACATAAGATAAAACCCCATTAGTTCCACCGAGTAATGCTTTGGAATCCACCTGAGCCTCATTACATGAACAAGATTGACAATCAGGATAAGTTATCATCGGAAATCTTATTGTGAAATCTTTCGTTTCACATTTTAGTCTCAATCCATTACAAATAAATTGGAAGGGTCTAAACCCAAGAAGTTTTACTCGGCACAAATCACAAAGTGCTTGAATTGTAATTGTGTAAATAAACAAAAGTAAGTGAGCAACTATCAATAATACTATCCCAACAAACTGAATCACTGTGAATATTATAGAAAATAAAAAGTATAACAAATCAAAGTTTTTGAACCCATCATTAACAGGAAACTTATTAATAGTACTATCACAACTGTCATCATCAATTTCTTTTATCCCAATAAATCTACCTCGCCCATCTCCTTTTTTATATTGGTCAATTAATGATGATACAGTATAAACTCTATTGAATTGAAATTCATAAAAAGTGTCTTCGCAATCAATTATTTCATTTAATCTATCTATCTGTTCCGATCCAGTAAACCCATTTGTATATCCACTCCAAGCCAAACCAAAATAATAAGAACTTTCTTGAAGATTTTTCGCAGTTTGACTTGGTGAATTGTTCGGATCTGTTGTGGAATTAACCCATCCATATTCTTTCACATTAGGAACCAAATAACTTGGCCTTCTAGTTTGTATGGTTAAATCGTTCGCTTGTGACCATTTTATTTTGAACCTGTACTTACTTTTAGTTGGTATACCGAGAGTAGAATCGTTAGACAAAACTCTTTCTCCAAATTCATTTGTCACAACATAATCCAAATTCATTGGTAGTTCCGTTAACCAAGTCCCATCTCCATCGATTACATTACCCGCTTGTTCTAACTCATAAACCTCTAATACAGGATTACCATCCTCATCTTGTTGTATTGTTTGTCTTATTGCTAATATTTGGCCAGGCCCAGAAGTAAGCCCACACAAATTACCCATATTATCTTTAGGTTTACAACCTCCAAACGTTTCACCAAATAGTCTAAGTCCAGGTCTAATTCTGAATTTATCAGGTGAAGAAAACATTGACCCCATAAAGACTGAAGTTGGTTGAATATCTACATTCGCATCATCTCGTAAATCAAAATCTAATCTATTGATTGATATGTCACATATTTCAGGATCTCCCCATAAAGGAGAAATTTCAGCATTTTTAGTTAGATTAATAATTTGAGGTAAGGAATTCAAATCAGCAGATGACCTAAATTTATTTCCCGCAACTTGTGCTTCAGTCGCTAAACCCATTCTAATTAAATCTTGTGGTGTTAAGGAGAACTCACCTATGTCTGAAAGGTCAACATCCATCACTATGGTCTGTTCTCCGAGTGGAACTCCCATTATCATATAGTCCCCACTATCATTTGTTCTAGAGGTAAACCTGTAATACTTGTCGTAGATTTCTACTGTAGTGCTTCCTGTTAGAACATCTGATTTTGAAGGTAATGTTCCTGTTGCAGAGTGTTTTGAATACGATGGTGTATAAGGAAGTAAATTATATCTATACCCATCATCGTTCCTATCGTTTGGAGATTTGTATGGATATATACTTGTAATTATTGGGTTTGATTCATCAACCTCTTCGATTGGAATGAATATTGAAACTCTGGCGTTTGGGACGCCAAATCCATTATTTGCTGTGACTCTACCTACCAAAACACCATAGTCCGCACAACTTCTTGTGTAGATATCCGTTTGTTGTATTTTAAGAGATAGTATTTCTAAGAACTCAAACTCTTGGTCTAATTGTACATTAATTGATTTGTTAATACCAAGTTCGGTCTTAATTCTATATGAATCACCCATGTAATATCTTTAGTTTATAAATAGTTTATGTGTAATTTTTAAGAATTAAAAGCACACACATTATAAATTATAAACCAAAGTATTGGATAATAAACCGATTATGAAAAAGTAGTAGATTGGAAATTCTGAACCGAAACCTTAATATCTTTATTTGGATATCTGATTTGGTATACCTGTGATGGTTGTGCAAAAATTGTTGAGTTGACTGGTTGAATCTCTCTTGTCTCAGGATTAGAATATTCCATAGAAGTTTCCTCAGATGAATACTGACCACCAACATTATTAAAAACTTTAATTCCTGAAACAGTTAAAACTCCATTTTGGTTTTGAATAATACTTTGAATTTCAGATAAATAGACATTCTGTCCCAACTCCCTTACTTGTGGATTAAAATAAGCCGAGATTCTATCCACAACATCAGCAATAACTTGACCTGAATTCTGAGCCGATGTCAAAACAATAGAAACTTCAAAACTCAAATCGATAACCTCAGCAGTAAGAATAGATATATAATCATTCATCATTCTATAGTTAGAAAGATACGTCGCGACATTTTGTTTTAAGGTATTTGATACAATATTTGTTAACTTTCCTGAAGTATCATATGATAATAATTGAATCAAAATTTTGTTGTTGTTTTCAGTAACTGAAACTTTGGCAGGTGCACCAAACTCTGATGGCATATTTCTGATAATAGACTCATAATCTTGTACTGTAACGGCTCTCTTTTGAGCTGAGAAGTTAAATGAAACATAGTTTCTAATTTCTTCAAGTGACGGTAACCCCGCTCCACCGATTGCAGCAGTAACGTTATTACATCTCAAAGAATTAACTACTGATGAGTTAGTAAGTTCGGATGGTCCATTAACAAAGAAAGACACGGTACCAATTTGAGTAATAACATTTGTACCTAAGTTAGTACCTAAACCACCACCAATTCTATATTGGACAAATAAAGTTGAGTTTGGAGTTAAAGCAGACCCTAAAGATATGTTGTTCGAATATCTTTGTAAATCTATTGTCGTCCCTAATGTCGTGAATTGGTCAAGAGCATCTTGTGCTGTATTTGTACCACCACCAAAAGTTAATTTTTTGAATCCTTCAGGTGTATATTCACTAATAAATCTATTTGGTGTTTGAATATACCTACCAACCTTAATACCTGGCTGGTCGGATACTTTTGTCGGATCTTCAATAAAGACCCTATCCTCAGCCAAAGCATCTACCTCATACCATTTGTTAGATGGTCCTAAAAATTCCGCACTTGTTGGTATGTTGGTGTATTCAGTTCCACTTTTTAATAAAACACTCGTTATACCTAATACATTTTTTTCAGGTAAAAATAATTCAAAAAATGGCTTAACATCATTTGGTGTAATAATTCTTTTGAACACCTTAGTAATACCATTAACAACCAGTTCTCTTTTAGTAATTGTATAATTAACTAATATATTATTCGCGTTGAAGTTAGGTATCTTAAGTCTATTAGGGAATCCTTGGGCATTGTATGGTGATGTGAAATCAACATCATATATATTTTCAAAAACAATACCAGCACCTGAAACTTGAGACCCACGTGATAAAATTCCAAGATACCTTTCATCTTCTTTATCCCCAAAGGCCGGTACCGTAATTGAAAAATCTACTAAAGATACTGATGGTCTTTGTCCAGGCAGTTTCAATCCATAAGTTCTTGCAATATTATATATTGAAGACCTTTGTTGAGCATATTGCAATACTGTTTCTTGTATACTCCTATCGATGTGATAATGTAAGTTGTCCGCAACAGCAGCATTCAAGTCTAAAAATACTGAGAATACAGATGCGTCATTAAAATCCTGAATCAGTTCAGGATAATATGTTCTCACATAATTTAGTAACTCAGTTCTTATTCCTTGATAATCTCTGGTTGTATATGAAATTTTACGATTTGCCATCTATATTAAATATTAATAATTACAAAATCACTTTGAGCAAAAGTCGATCTGTTGTTTGAGTAATCTATTCTAATTTTTGCAGTATATTCTGAGGTACCTTTTCCTGGTAATCTATAAATTGGAGATTCACTTGTACCTATAATGTTTTCACCTATCATAGTATCAACTTCCTCCATTGGGTCTGCCGGTGTAATTGTTATCTGATTTAATAAAAGGTTCGGCATAAATTGTTGAACCGCATCCCTAATATCTGATTGAATTGCATCAAAAGTCAAACCATCGAATGGTTCAAATAAGAATTCGTATAATCTAGTACCAAATTCAGGTAAATAATATCTACTTCCCTTCCTTGTTAAAAGTAAGTGAATTAAATCAGATTTTACCTGTTGAGATTCTAGTTGAGTAAGTTCTAAAAAATCACCACGTCTAGAATCTCTGAATGGAAAATTAATACCATATGTAACTCCGTTCGCCATAAAGATAAATATAAGTCCCTTGTTTTTCCTTATAAATAGCCCAAAATAAAAAATCCCGATATATATCGGGATTAATTATTTAATTAAGAGGAACAACCGAAACATTCAATTTCAATTCCTTCAGGTTTTGGTGGTAAATTCATATTACTATAATCAATTTTAGGAACCTCCACACTTGTTTTTATTGTCTTTGACTTTGATAAGTCCAACGCTAAGTGTTTAGCACCAGTTGAAATTGCCTTAGTCCTTACATAATAACATAATGTTTTCAAACCTTTTTCCCACGAGTGAAAGTGAGATGATGTAATTTTAGACAACGTAGGGTTCGACATATATATGTTCATAGACTGAGACTGGTCGATGAATGGTGCTCTATCAGCCGACATATTAATCAAGTCTCTCTGAGAAATCTCCCAAATTGTTTTGTACTTAGGAATTAAATGTTCAATTCTCTTAACCTTTTTGTTATAGTTTTTGTCTTCAGGGTCAAGGTATTGATTAAAATTAATGTTTTGAATAGAACCTTCATTCAAAATAATTTCATTCTTCAAATCTTCAGACCAAATACCAATTTTTTCAAAGTCATTAATTAAGTACTTGTTCACAATCATAATTTCCCCACCAACAACTCTTCGGTTGAAGAGTGCTGAATGTGCTGGTTCAGTCATTTCAAATGAACCTGTAATTTTTGCTGAAGATGCAACTGGCATCTGAGCGGTAAATAAGGAGTTACAAACACCAAACTCTTGAACATCTTTCTTTAGTGTTTCCCAATCTAAGAATAACTCAGATTCATTAATTTCCCACATATCAAATTGGAAGATACCTTTTGACATTGGAGAACCTTTGAAGAATTCGTAAGGGTGTCTAATTCCTTTCTTACACAAATCATTACTTTCAGTAATTGCTGCGAAGTAAATTGCTTCAAAAATATTTTTGTTCAAAGTCTTAGCCTCATCAGAAGTGAAAACATAATCCAAAAGACAGAATACATCCGCTAAACCTTGTACTCCAATACCAATTGCTCTTTGTTCTAAACCTCCTTTAAGACCTTTTTCAGTTGAATAATTATTCTTGTCGATAACATTGTTCAACGCTCGTACTGCTTTTCTAACTTCTTGAATTAATAATTTGTAGTCAAACTTTCCCTCAACAATAAAGTTTTTAAGAACGATTGATGATAAAGTACAAATCGCTGTTGTGTTCTCATCAGTATACTGATAGATTTCATTACACAAGTTAGATTGTTTAATCACACCAATGTTTTGATGGTTGGTTTTCTTGTTCGCACTATCTTTAGCACATAAGTAAGGAACCCCAGTTTCAACTTGAGATTCAATTACTTTACTCCAAATCTCTTGGGCTTTCACTTTACGACCAATACCAGCATTAATCGCTAACTGATAGTTTCTTTCATATTCGTCACCAAAACATTCCTGTAAAGGTTTGATACCTGCTTTGATAATATCATTTGGACAGAACAAATACCAATCTTCATTGTTTTTTACCGCTCTCATGAAATTATCAGGAATCCAAAGTGCTGTAAATAAGTCTCTCGCTCTCAATTCTTCTGCACCTGTATTCTTTTTGATTTCCAACAAGTCGAAAATATCTTTGTGCCACGGTTCCAAGTAGATTGCGGCACTACCAGGTCTTCTACCTTGTTGATTAAAGAATCTTAAAGATTCATTAACAATCTTCAAGTACTTCAACAAACCACCGGCGAATCCACCTGAAGACGTAATTCGACTTTCTTTACTTCTGATGTTAGACATCGATAATCCAATACCCGCAGCATCAGAAGAATATGTTGAAATATCATTTAAGGTTTTTAATAATCCTTCTCTTGAATCTGAATTATTATAATGTAACACACAAGAAGCAAGTTGAGGAACTTTGGTTCCTGCGTTAATCATTATTGGAGTCGCCTTAGAAATCCTCTGACTTGATAATGAATGATAATACTCCACAGCCTCTTCGAATGAATTGGTTACCCACAATGCCACTCTCATGTACATGTGTTGAGGTCTTTCGATTGTTCTTCCTTCAGGTGTCTTCAATAGATACATTTCTTGTAATGATCTCCATCCGAAATAATCAAAATTGTAATCATTATCATGATTGATAACCTCATCAATCTTAGACGGACCATACTTTTCGGCGATATACATTAGTTCATCATGAACGACACCATCAACATGAAGAGCATGCATCACGTTATAAAAACTTGGTTCAGTTTCTTTATGATATGATGAGATTGCAACCGAAGCTGCAAGTCTTGAATAATCATAATGACTGCCAGTGTATGCTGCGGCAATCTCGTAAACAAGTTTGTCTAACTCTTTTGTTGTTATATTACCTTCAGTTGGTACTGATGTAATCACCTTAATGAAAATTTCATCAGAGTTTACAGTCAAACCTTTTGCTGCTCGTTTAATTCTATTATAAATTTTTTGAGGGTTGAATGAAACATCCTCCCCACCTCTTTTTTTAATTTTTAATGACATCATAGATATAAAAATATTAAATTAAAAATCAGAATCAAATGATAACTCTTCATTTAGTTTAGCTTTTTGGTATTCCATTGTTCTTGACTCAAAGA